CCAACTTCTAACAGACATAGAAGATTTGATGCTTCAAATGGTATCGTAGCTGGTGATGTAACTGCAGTTGCTGCAGCTGACAAACTAAGCTATGGCGCTATTGTTGATCTAAAAGCTTATGCTAAAGATCAGTACATCAGAGGATTAAGAGGCGCAGGTAATGATGAAACATATCACTTATTTGTAACACCTCAAGTAATGGCTGACCTAAAACTCGATTCAGACTTCCTTGCTAACGTAAGAAATGCTGGAGTAAGAGGACCAGGTTCAAGCTTATTCTCAGGTTCTTCAAGTCTAATGGTAGACGGCATTATGGTCCACGAGTTCAGACATGTGTTTAACACATCTGGTGCTACAACTGGAACATCATCAAATGCTGGTTCTGCTGGGTACAAATGGGGTGCTGACGCTGATGTTAATGGTTCTGCATGTTTATTCTGCGGTGCTCAAGCATTAGCTATGGCAGACATTGGTGCTCCAGAAATAGTAGAAGATACATTCGACTATGGAAACCAAAACGGTATTTCAATTGGTAAAATATTTGGTCTTAAGAAGCCAGTTTATAATTCAGACGTAACAGGTCAGGATGAAGACTTTGGTGTTATTAGATTAGATGTAGCATATTAATTGTGGTATATTTTATGGGTGGCTTGAAGAAGTCACCCATATTTAAGGAGTAAAATTATGTGGATAGTATCAAAAGAAGATAAGTACGTAGCTTCAACATGGGGCGCGTCAGTCAGTTTAAAAGCAAACGAACCAAAACAAGTCGCTAAAGATCTTGGGTTGCTTTGTTTACAACATGGGTGCGAAGAAGTACAAGGTGGTATCAAGGAAGAGCCAATTGTAGAAGAAGCACCGATTGAAGAAATAATAGAAGAAACTTCAAAAGACCTTGAGAGCATGACTAAAGTAGAGCTAGAAGAATATGGCAGAACTATTGGTATAGAGCTTGATAGGCGTAAAAAGAAATCAGATTTAATAGAGGAGCTTAAACAAGCGGAGTAATAAATTATGGCAGGGACACTTACAGGCACTAATTTACTTAGTAGAATTAGGGACACATTACAAGACACTACTAGTGTTAGATGGACCGAATCCGAACTCTTAAACTATATAAATGATGCACAAAGAGAGATTGTTAATTTCAGGCCTGAGTCTAGTGCTACTACAGCTACTATAACTTTAGTTGCTGGAACTAAACAATCTTTGCCTGCAGCAGGTTTAAGGCTAATAAAAGTAGTAAGAAATATGTCTGCTGCTTCTAACGGCACTGGTAAAAGGTCTATTAGAATAGTAAACGTTGACATTTTAAATACACAAGAACCGGATTGGCATGATCCTGCAGTTTCAGGAGATGCCGCGCACGGAACTATTGTAAAACATTATATTTTTGATGAAGACGACCCAAGAAATTTTTACGTGTATCCAGGCGTATCTGGTAATTCGTACGTAGAGATTGTTTACTCAGCTGCACCTACAGATTTATCAGCAGCTAGTGATACTATTAGTGTTGATGATATATATGCTAATGCCATCATTGATTTTGTTCTCTACAGAGCTTATATGAAAGATGCGGAATACGCAGGAAATTCTCAAAGAGCAAGTACACATTATCAGTTGTTTACAGCAAGTATAGGTCAAGGAAACCAAGCTCAAATGCTTTTAGATCCTAATAATGACCCTGTTTCTAACATAGGAGCTGTTCCCAAAATAATGCAGCAAGGTAGGTAAACATGGCAGCCTACTCTTCTTTAGTAAAAGAAGTACTACCCTACGTACCTTTATGTCCAGATTCTTTAGTAGAACAGAACTTACGTTCTGCTACTATAGAGTTTTGTGAAAGGTCTAAAGCATACATACTTGATATGGACCCTTTTAATACTATTTCTGGGGTTTATGAATACGACTTTGATATACCTACAGGTACAGAAGTTCATCAAGTTTTATTAATGACACACGATGGGAGGGATATGGACCCTATTAGCCCACGTAGTCTAGAGTTAAATTATCCAGATTGGAGGAACAGAACAGGTAATCCCCACGTTTATTTACAAAAAACAACAAGCACATTTTGGATTGTCCCAGTACCAAGTGGGTCTAAACAAGTAATAGTAAGCCTAGCTTTAAAGCCAAGTAGGACTTCAAACAATATTGACACTACCATTTCTAATCAGTACAGAGATGCGATTATATATGGCACTTTATATAGACTATTAAGAATGCCAAATAGAGAGTGGACCGATATAGGTGCGGCTCAAGAATATCTATATCAGTTTAATTTAGAAATAACACAAGCAGAATTAAGGGCCCGAGGCGGAGACCTAGGGGTAAAAAGAACTGTTAAGTACAAAGGAATAGGACTACCAAGGAGACGGTATGGAAAGTACGGAAAGGAAATCGACTATTGAGGAACCCGAGTTTGCTGACATAAGAAAATGTTGGAACGTAGTAAAAACAGGCATACTCGATATATTAAAAGAAAATCCTACCCTTACTTTTATTCCTGAAGATGTTTACAGCGAATGTGTAAACGAAAGAGCTTTTCTTTACATGTCGTCTGTAGGTTTTTTGATACTGACTATAGAAGTAGATCAGTTTACAAAAGACAAGACATTATTGCTATGGATAGCGTATACTTATAAAAAAGGCGGGCACCAATGGGTGGCCCATGAAGAGTGGTTTAACAACTTAGCAAAATCAGCAGGTTGTAAGTACCTCGAAGCGAGGTCACGAGTTCCAGAGATGGAATCGTACACTAAGAAGATTGGATGGGAGTTAGATACACGAATTTATAGGAAAGAAGTAAATGGCAGCTAAACCAAAAAAACAAGACTACAAACCAAGTCAAGCTGAAATTACTAATACAAAAGTTGCAGTAGCGCAAAGAGAAAGGTTTGTTAATAAGTATGATCCTATTTTATTGGAACAGGCAGAGACCGCAGCAACTGAGGACTTAGGAAGTTACGCAGCAGGTAAGAAACAAGCAGACACCTATCAAGTATTAGGTAAACCTTCTATGGCCGCAGCTCGTTCTATAGATTACGCCGCGGACTTAGCAACTGCTGCAAGTGACCAGATTTTAAGAGGTAGAGCTGCAGGAGAGGCAACTAAAGCAAACAGGTCTTTAAGTACTTTAGCCTCTGCACAAGGACAACAGATGGATGCGACTACTGGTATAGGCTCTTTGGCTAGATTAGGCAACGCTGGAACTTTAGCGTCTGCTGAAAGAAAGCTTTTGAATAGGCAGGCAAATATTGACGCAGGTGCAATGTTAGCGGGTAGTGCGTATCAAACAGGTAAAACTAATCTAGCGGCTGGAAACACTTTTTTTGGAGGAGCAAAAACAGACCCAGTTACGGGTAAAACTACAGAAGCTGTAAATAGAACAGATGGTTTTTTTGACAGGTTAGAGGGAGGTCTATTCGGATGAGTTTACTTATGGCGGGCAACTACGACCCTCAGCAAGAATTATCAAATCTTACACAAAGAGATTACGATAGATTTGTGGAAAAATTTGAACCCTTTGAAGATGCTTTACTGGCTCAAAGGAACAGCACAAAATTGGTAGACCAAGCAAGATTAGACTCTCAAACACAATCAAGAATTGCACAAGAGGCAGCAGCTAGAAACATAGAAAGGTACGGCGGCGCTGGTTTATCTGCTGCACAAAGACAAGAACAACAAAGGGCGCTACAAAGAGGCACGTCTTTATCTACTGTAGGGACTGTCAATAATGCGCGTGTTGCGCAAAGGGAAATTAACCAAGCTATTACTGCAGATTTAATAAATATAGGCCAGGGTGTAAATAGAAACGCTATAGGCATGTTAACTAGTGGTGCAGAAATGGCGCAAAACAGGTATCAATCTTATAAAAACGCTAGAGCTAATTATAGTTCTCAAATGAAAGGAATGGGAGCACAAATAGGTTCAGCATTATTAGGGGCCTTTTTAATATAATGAGCGTACTAGATCAATTTACACAAGGTATGGCAATTGCAAACAGGGCAGAAGCTGGAGCTACTTCTGGTTTAATGAATAGACAAGCACAAGCCGAACTTAGAAGAAAAGAACAAGCCAGAAAATCCAATGAAGATTTAGCTTATTTATCAGATTCTAGAACAGGTATTTATTCTTTAAAAGATGATGGTACAGGAAATGTTGAATATACTTTAAGAGCAGACTGGAAAGACCAAGTAGATAAATATCATGCTGGTGGCGATAGTAGACTTCGCTTCGATAAAATGGCTTCTAGTTACCTTTCAAGACAAGGCGACGAAGTAGTAAAGAAAAGAAGTAGGAAAACGTATGGACCTACTAAAACTAAAAAAGGTGTAGTGCCGACTGCGGTGCTAGATAGGCTTGAAGCAAATCCAGGAGATGAGGCAGCACTAGCCCTGAAAAAAGAGTATGAATCAGGGGCTAAAACTGCTTATATAGTCCCAGTAGAAAACCAAGAAGGTATGTTTTCCTTTTTAACTAGATTTGGTACTGATGAAGCAGATGATGAGGAGTTAGTTTTTAGTGAAAGAGAAGTAGAAGCTTATTTGTCCGATGTTTTAATTTCAGGTATAGAACTTGAAATAGACCCTGATAGAAGAAGAACGCAAAGCGCTGTTGCTCAAGGTGTGCTTGATCCGAGTGGTTTTGAGAATACCAGAATGAGCATGGATCGTGCAAAAGCTTTATACGACGATGACGTAGATAGAGGCACTAAATTAGGGCTACTTCAATCAGTTGTAGCTGAGTACAACAAAAACCCTGTAATAAAAGAACAGCCGCCTATCGTCACAGAAGAAAAAGTTACAACTACTACTCCAGGTGACGACATAGATGAGAAAGAGTTCCAAGAGTTTAAAAGAACGATGCAAGTGGCGTACTCACAGGCTGGCTACAAAGTATCACTACCCGATGATGCTACTCTGAGGGACAATTTTAGAAAGAGAAAAGGTTTAACACCTTCTACTACTACAACAGAAACTGTAAGAACAGAAACTCCGGTAGACCCAGTAGAACAAACATTTGAACAAGCTTTCCCAGAGTTAAAAGATTTAGGCGACGAACAATTAAGAGAAAGGGTAGACCAGTTTATTAATGATGGTACTTTTGCTACTAGAGGGTTGAGTGGAGATCAAGTAGGTGCAATCAGACAACAGCTACAAGCTTTAAATGTACAGTCTATGGAAGACTTAAAAGAAAAGGTAGATGATGGTACAGTTAAAAATCCTTATAAGTACGCATTAAGTATGAACCTTGCTTTGTCTAATGATAAAGGGTTAGTAAATGGCCTAGACCTTAAAACAGCTACAGATAGAACTTTTAATTTCTTAGTAAGTGGAGATCCAAACAGGACTGCAAAAGATGTTATAGCAGATGATTTAGATATAGCACAAGAGAAAAGATTACAAGAAGCTGCTGATTTTACGATGCAGAAATTTTTTAGTAATAAATCAGATGCTGCAAGGACTGCTTTCTTAACAAGAGCAAATAGTATAGTTGATAATATAAACAGTGTTATAGATGAGGGTTATACTAAAAGCTTACAGTATATACAAACCCCTAATGATGAAGACGGCAAGAACAATATAGACTTACGAGCTTCTTATGAACTATTAGAAAAAGATGTAAAGAGTGGCATGAACGATTTTGCTAAACATTATGGCACAACTGGGGCAGTAGAAGATGCTAAAAAGATGTGGGTAGATAAAGGTTTTTCAGAAGGAAGTTTTTCTAACGAAGTTTTTTATACGATGATGGGAGAACTGGGTCAGGTAGTTGGCTACCAAAAAGTTAAATCTGTTTTAGATGATATAGCGCTGTATAACGGTTATCAACAATTAGTAGAATCTAATATTTTAGGTGCGATTTGGTTTGGAGGCGCAGTAACTATGAAAGATTGGTTAGGAGATTTCCCTGCAGGCGATACCCCAGAAAACCAAACTCAATTTTTTAGAAACTTATTAGCTGTGCGAGTAGATTCTAATGGAAAACCAATCGAACTTGTTGTTAGAAGAAACAACCCTTCTAATGCTACTGGCGGAGACCCAAAACAAGTTAAATGGGGTAGCATAGAAGAAGGAGAAGCTAGTATAAGATTTGATTACTTAATAAGAAATAATATTCTTTCTCCTGAACATTTATATAGAATTATAGAATCAGCCCCAACGTTGAGGT